TGGGCAGCGCCCAGGGCATTGATACGACGCTGGTAGCCAGCTGTGTGCCTGACACGTTTCATGGTGTCAATGCGGCCAATCGTTTCAGCGTTGCACTCTTTAAGTTCTTTTAAGATTGTCATGCGTTCGCGTGCTGGTCGCTTGGCTGCCTTGGCAGTCTTCTCGGCTAAGTCTTCGTAAGCTTCGGCCCATTCATCAAGGGTGTCATGCACACTGTGTGGCTGCTCTTTGCCTGGCACCATTAAACTGTAGCCAATAGCAACATCAGTGACCTGGTCTATTTCCATCTCAATGACATCAACAATGGCTTGCTCAGGCTCGGCCTCGACAACCTCAACAGGCTTGGCCACCAGGTCAAGTGGGTTGGTTGGCTTGTCCACCGGCACTGGCTTGGCTTCGTCAGGATAATCCTGGGCTTCCTCAACTGAGATCATGCCCTTCAGTACATCGGGAAACGCATCCCGCAGCGCAAACCCACGGGCACGCATCTGCAGCATGCGCTTAGGGTATGCCGTCCATGGGCCGCCTTTGCCCCACAGTCCAGCACGCTTGGCATCTTCGACAGAGAACCTGGTCTCGACTGGCTTGCGTCCCTTGCGCTTGGCCACACAAACCGCTATTGGGTTTGGTGTGCCCTCGCCCTCAAAATACTCTTCAACGTCCTCACAGACCGGGCTGGCCTGCACCAGGGCCATCATGGCATCACCGTACACACTGGGCTTGCCATTTATCACGGCAATATTTTGTAAGCTTTGCATGGGTGCCAGGCCCATCTCATAGCCCCACTGAATGCACACCAGCACATCATTGGCTTTGCCCTGGTAAGCCTTGGGCACCATGCTTGATTTGGCCAGCATCTCGCTAAATTGCAATGCTTCACCCATTGTGGTTGGGGCAAAGCCGCGTTGGTTAGTGGTTTGCAATTGCATCTTGTCCCTCCTTTGTCAGCTCTGCGTTGATGGTGGCAATGACTAGCTCGGCAATGGCCTCAACGGCCTTCTCTGCCAGGTCTCTGGGCATGTCTGGGGCAGCTTCAAGCATGGCCAGGACTGCCTTTTCATAGGCTTGGTGAATTGTGTTGACGTTCATGCTGTGTACTCCTTTATTGTTAGTGTCGATTGGCGAACGGTGTATGCCTCTTTGGCCGGCATGATCCGCTCAGGCGCTGCTTTGAAGTTGCGCATGGGCCAGCTGATCACATACTGGCCACAGCGGCCACGCTCAGCCTGACCGAGGGTTGACTTGATCAACATCTCTGCCGTTTCAATGCTAGCTTCAGCTGCCCTGATCATTGCTTTGTTTTCCAAGATGCCTTTGGCAAGGTCAGTCACGTTAGCCGGCAGCTCGATCTCTTCTTTGCCTGCAGCATGGGGATAGATCCGATCCAGCTCTTTGCTGCTGGCCGGTGGATACCAGTCGATCTCCCCTGTTTTGGCGTATTTGTCTAGCTTGCTTTGAAACTCAAGAGTTTTTTTGATTATTTCCTTCTGAGTATCAAAATGCACAGCAAACAAAAACACCCGCAGCTCGATGCCCTGGTACAGCACGCACACAGCGCCCCATTTGTGGCCAGTGATCAGCATCTGGCCTTGCAGCTGGATAGGCCCACGCGCCAGGTGAGGGGTGTCCTCTGGCATAGCCTTGGTCAACTTGGCTTCAAGCACGCCTGGGCCGTCTAAGACAATGGAGTCTTGGCCCACTACATAGATGCCTTCTTTGGTATTGGTAACGATTGTCTGGCCGTTGCCAATGCCAATACCGTCCAAGCTGCAGCTGATCGGCACGCTGTCGTGGCTGTAAGCCTGGTTGATCTCTGTGTCAAATTTATCCAGACCCAGCCGCGCAGCTGCTTGAGTCAAAATTACAGGCTCTAGGGTATTCCCCCATACCATGGCTTCATTGCCTATATCTGGTCTCTCCTTACCGTCAATTGCTGAAAGTGAATACTGAAGTTCATCATTGGGTGTCGAATATTTACTGAAACCCAATAATCCAGGCAGGCGACTTGCACTCATGCTTCGGTCGTCTGTTAATTTCCCAGCCATTTAATCTCTCCTTTTTTAATCTGCTAATGCGTAAACGCGGATGACCCTTGCATGCGCTTCTTTATGGGAAGCCTCGCAAAGACCGATTTTTTTGAATTGTTTAGTCCGGAAGACCGCGCCCAAAACACTTGGATGGACACCGTTGGGCACCTGGATGTGGGCCCGAACGTCGTTGATGGACACCTCGCCCTTGCGCATGGCAATCTGCATGGCAATGCTTCGGCACTTGCTTAAGAACTCGGCATCCCGAACTTCGAACATGTCGAGCTGGGAATTGCGGATTTGTTGGCCAGCAGTTTGTTCAAGCATGGCTCACCTCTTTGGGTGTTTTTGCACGCTTGACAGTGCTTTTGGCTTCCTCATTGGCAGCCACCTCGGCCATGGGAATCCAGCCAAAACGTCGCCAGGTCAGCTGCACATTGGTTGCAGCAGCTGTTGTGTACTCGCAACCTTCAGCGAGAGTTTTTGTGGGGTAGGTAGTTTTCTGCATGATCAGAAAACCACCAAAACAGAAAAACACAAAACCACAACTGAAGCCACAAAACAAACGGCTACAGCTAGTTTTTCAAGGGTACTTTCAGATTGGCCGGTACACCATAGGTAGTGTTTTTCACTTTCATAAACACTATATACATCGTATGAAGTACGTTTAAGTTGGACGTAATTTTGTGGCCAGTTCGAGTTAGAACCAACATTAAGATTCTGCGGCTGCTGTTTGATTATGTTCATGATTTAATCCTTTTTGGTTAATTGCAGTATTGATTAGGGTTGCTTTGTATCAAATCCAAACTCCAATATGTCTCCTAACGCTATAGGTAGTGTTTTCTCCTTTCTTACTTTCTTGAGTTTTTGAGCTGCATCTGCAGTCTTTTTGGCTGAAGCTTTAAGGACATGAGACGGGTCTACATAGCGCAATTTAAACTGAGCCTTTTGGAAATGACCACGTGCCAGCATCACACGCAAAACCGGATCGCCTTCAACTTCATAAGCAAGTTTCTGCAGCTCGCGGTTCAGTTCTGAAACAACAACAGCTGCCTTTTTAAGTTCTTCCATGCGGGTCAATCTGAAGTCAAGCCTGCAGTTAACTGGCCGGCCTGAGCGTGCCAAAAACGCGCCTAACTTACCGTCTTCTGATGGAAAAAACTGTGCCCAATTTACCAACTCTGGTGTGTTTCTATCTGCCAAAACTTCTGTTCCTTTCAACATACAAACTCTACTTTTTGACCTAAATCAAAAAAAGGGAGCCCACTATAATGTGACACTGATATACAAAATTCATTACAAATGCATGACCTTTTTTGATGTAAGGATTTTGTAAGTTTGACAAACGGGGTGTTCATTTGGTGATCCTGGCCATAAGGTTTTTGACCTGAGTTGGAGACCACTCGATGTTGCCGCGACGTGTCTCGACTTCCCTGCTGGCCAGTGCCTGGGCAATCTCGCGTAGGGTTTTGGCGCCAGACTTCTTGATCGCTTCCAGCACCATAGGCCGAACGCGCTCTGCGTAGGCATCGGCCTTTTGAATGATCACTTTGGTGCCGGCCACTGAGCCGAGCATAGGTGTCGGGCTGCCAAGCTTTACGCCCTTCTTCTTTAACTCGCCCAGCGCTGCTTTGGTACGCTCACCGATCTTGCGTGCTTCCCACTCTGCGAAGACCATGCGCATCTGCAGCAGCTCGCGGCTGGCTTCTGGGAAATCTGCACACACAAACTTGACCTTGGTGTCGTTGAGCAGCTGCGCACCGAATGCCAGGTCGCGGGTCAGGCGGTCAAGTGATGCGACCACCAGTGTGGCCTTCTCTTTTTTGCACAGCTTGATGGCGTTGGCCAGAGCTGGGCGCTCATTCATGCGGCCTGACTCGATCTCTGTGTACTCACCGATCAGCGACCACTTGCCACCGTTGAGATAGCCCAGGATGCGCTCGCGCTGTGCATCGAGGCCAAGACCTGACTTGCCCTGGCGATCTGTGGAGACCCGGAAGTAGGCTACGAATTTGCCGTTGTGGATTGTCACTTTAAATCCTTTGAGCGTTATCTGCTCGGTTGTGTACAGGCCCCAAATGTAGCAGATGTATATCAAAGCGTACAACATGCAAACCCTACACTTTTGTCGGGTATTATTATTTGCTTGCGTGTACACAATCCAAAAGTAACAATCGGAGAGTATATCTAACTGACATCACCACCATGCAAGACACCAAACCCAAACCATTCCTAATGCGCTTGCGTCCTGACACCAGGTCGCTGCTTGACAGAGCTGCTGAGGATCAAAGCCGCTCTCGCGCCTCACTCATTGACCAGTGTGTGCGTGAGCAGCTGCAGCCCCGCTATGGCCAGCTCAGCCCACGCCTGGAGCGCTTCCTGTCTGGGGTCAAACAATGAACCACGAAGAGGCTCTGAAGGTGCTCAACATGGCCAAGGATGGCAAGCCCATACCCGAGGACGTGCTGACAGAGGCGCTGTTCTTAACTGGGGACGGTGCTTGCTGGCGTGATATCCCCTGCCCTGACGTTGATGCGTTTGTCAAAGACATGCGTCAAGCAGGCTACCTATGAGCGTTGCCCTGTACTTTGTTGTGCCTGGTCAGCCAGTCGGCAAGGGCCGGCCACGGGCCAGCAGCCAGGGCGCCTATGTGCGCATGTACACGCCTGCAAAGACTGTGACGTATGAGCAGGCCATCGCACGCCAGGCGACGTTTGCAATGAACGGTATGGCATTGCTCACAACGCCCATCAGCATGCGCATTGTGGCCTTCTACGGCATACCGCCAAGCTGGCCTAAGCACAAGCAAATGCTGGCGCTTAACAACGCACTGATACCAGGCAAGCCAGACATCGACAACGTGGCCAAGGCCGTGCTGGACGCATGCCATGTGGTCTACGTCGATGACAAACAAGTCACTCGCCTGGTTATTGAAAAAGGATATTCGTATGACCCGCGCATCGAGGTCTACATCCATGAGAGATTGAAATGAGTTTTGCGAGACACCAGGTTAGCCTTAAAGGCAGCAGCGTCAATGGGCAGCCGTTCAAGCTGTGCCACCGCTGTGAAGAGAAACGGCCACCAGAGGGTGGCGTGCAGACAAGCCCACATCGCTGGTATTGCCAGCCATGTTGGGTGGACAAGATGAAGGGCCACAGATGACCCAGCTGCAGGCGAAGCTACGCGCATTGCTGCGTGGCCATGAGGGCATGACTACCAGGCAGCTGTCGTACCGAACTGACTCAGGCATGCGTGACATCACCAGGTCACTCAAGGTCATGCCGGACTCATACATTGACCGTTGGACAGGCCCAGTGCGTGGCCAGTGGGCTGCAGTGTGGTGTGTTGTTGACGTGCCCGAAGACTGCCCCAAACCAGAATGATTAAGCGGCCATGGAAACCTCACTATCACAAACACAAAGGCCCACTGGAGCCGGACATGACGATCTTGCTCACCGCTGTGGCCAGAGAGCTGCTGACGACCTGGGAAGTGTTGCGCGACAAACCCCTGGTAGACAGGCACCTGGCAGCCGTCGACAAGCTCTACGGCAAGGGTGCAGAGCAGCGCGTCAGGCTCTACATGCGACAGGTAAAGAAAGAAGAACGAAATGAGTAGCCCATTTAAAATTGACAGCCCCACTTGCATTAGCTTTAGCGGTGGACGCACCAGCGCCTACATGCTTTGGCGGGTGCTACAGGCTCACGACATGAGCTTGCCAGAAGATGCCGTTGTCTGCTTTGCCAACACGGGCAAAGAGGATGAAGCCACGCTGCGCTTTGTACAAGACTGTTCAGAGCACTGGAACGTGCCAATTACCTGGTTGGAGTATCAACCCGAAGCGCCAGGCTTTAAGGTGGTTAACTTTGAAACGGCTAGCAGAGAAGGCCAGCCATTTGAAGAGATCATCAGCAAGCGCAACTATTTGCCAAACCCAGTAGCCCGTTTTTGCACTGTAGAGCTGAAGATTCAGCCTGAGCACAAATACCTTAAGTCAACAGGCTGGAGTGAATGGGACAACATGGTTGGCATCCGCGCAGATGAGCCTAGGCGCGTGGCCAAGATTAAGGCAAACCCAAGCGGTGGCAAAGCTGGCCCCGAACGCATCATGCCGCTTGCACAAGCAAACATTACCAAGGACGATGTCGGCAGCTTCTGGCGCGACCAGGCGTTTGATCTGGGCTTACCAAACCACAACGGGGTGACATATCACGGCAATTGCGATTTGTGCTTCTTAAAAGGCGCGTCACAAATCTTGTCCCTGATTGCCGAAAAGCCACAGCGAGCTGCTTGGTGGGCACGAATGGAGACAAGCATTACCAATGCAAAGATTCAAAACGGTGGGCGCTTTCGATCTGATCGTCCAAGTTACGCAGCAATGACTAAGTTTACTGAGCAGCAGCAAGATATGTTTGACCCAAACGAAGAAGCCATTGCATGCTTTTGCGGGGATTGAATGAGCGACATGTCTGAATCAATTGCCTTCGCGCTACCCAAGAAGCCGCGCATCAGAGAGAAAGAGCCGATGCCGGATCAGCGCAAGGTGTGCGTGCTGCCGATCAGAGCCATCACAGACAAAGCCATCACAGACAACATGCTGCGCATACTTGCCGTGCTGTGTAGCTACTGCAACCGAGCAGGCTTTACTTGGGTTAGCCAGAAAAAGCTGGCCGAGGACATGAAGGTCAGCCGCCAAGCCATCACCAAGCAGATGGGCAAGCTGATCGCTGCAGGCTACGTTGAAGTGGTCAGGAAAGGCTTTAGAGGCGAGAGGTCAAACACAGTGCGCGTGATCTTCGATATCACCGTAGACGCAGCCACGGCCATCGCAGTGACCAACTCAATCGAGGACACACGGCCACCAGTGATCAAACAGGAGCAAGTCATGGCCCAGCAGCAAGAGATAGACCGAGCTGGCCAGGCTCGCATTGCCAAGATGATTGGTCAAGCACTCAGGAATAACCAACCAAGAAAGGAGCCAACCATGGCAGAGAAAAAGGACAGCATGACTGTCAGGAAAATGAAGGAAGAGATCGCTAAAAAGAAGCCACCGAAGGAACCTACATACGCAACCCCAGAGGTTGCCCATGTAGAGAGTTCTAAAGTTGCCAATGAAGCGCTCCATAGGCAACCATATAGGCAACCTAATACGGTTGCCCTTAACTCAGAAGAACACATAAGAAAGACTAATACTAATAATAATTTAAATACAATTAATAATAATCTTAGATTAGTTCTAGGCAACCAAGTTTCAAAGTTGATCGATGCCGGATTGACCGACCAGGACAT